TTTCCGATAGGGAGGAGCCGTCGCTGGTGGCTGGGCTGCTCAGAGAGATGGGTTACGGCAATGGCGCTTTTCGACCACGAACTTTCGGCAAATAGGAGATGGATATGGATTGGAACGATGCACTAGAGCGGGCGGTGTGGACCGCTGTTGAATCAGGGTTGGCGGTGCTGGTCGTGACGGATTGGTCAACTTGGGAGGCGGCGATGATTGCGGCTTCAGCGTCGATGATTGCGGCGATCAAGGCGTTTGCCCGAGCGCGGTTGAACGAACGTTAGGGTTTCGGCGTGGCTGATCAAGATATGGATGTCGCTTGGGCGACATTCATGCACGATCAGGGCGAGGACATCAATCGGTGGGTCGCTGATTCTTTAGAGGAGGCCCGCGAAACTTTTGATTTCCATGACGGCACTCACATCAAATGGGTGGATGATTACAACATCGGGTTTCTGATCACGATGAATAGCGACGAGGTTTCGTCGTTGTTGGCTGCGTGGGATGAAGCGCACGCTGGAAACATTATTGCCGCTGAATGGGTGATGGATCGGTGTGCTGCGTTGTTTGGGATGTTGGAAGCAGCGTCGGAACTGGACGTTGATTAGTTGGGGTGTGTTCCACCCCAACCGTCACCCTTGAATGAGATTGCTGGCGGTGTGAAGATTCGGTCCATTGGGGTTTCACAGGATACGCAACTTTCATTGTCGGCATCTGCGATGATGCGACGGGTTATGTATTGCAGGGCACAGTTGGGGCAGCGGTACAGGTAGCGGGGCATGGTTACTGCGGCTTTTGGGTCAGCATGAATAGCCCCCATTCCAGCATTCCTGCGAGGACGGCGTATCCGCACAGGTCGTAGTAGGTGTCTGCGACGGGTTCCACGGCGGGAACTTCTTTGCTCTTTAGGTTTCTGAGGCGGGCGAGTTTGTCGTTGCAGCGGATCACGATGCCTTGGTGGCCGAATGCTGCGATGTTGTCGTACCCGTAGTCGTGTTGTTTGTTGCTGAGCAGCGTCATTAGTTCCATTGGGTCAACGATGCCGTTGGATTCCCGCAGTGCTGATCCCAGCAGATCAGCCCACCACCCCAGCGATGGCGTGGATGGGAACAGGTCTTTCGCTTCGGCCATTAGTTCATCGAGGGTGGGTTCAAAGTTGGGTGCCCGTAGTTCCTGCAAGGCGCGGAACGCCCATACGGATCCTTCTTCCCAGTTTTGTACGGCGCTCAGTGACGGCATCCCTATTGGGATGACTGATTTCGGTGTCGGTGTTGGTTCAATCATTTCTTGTATCACGGGGTATTCCACCAGTGCCTTTCGCAGTCGGGTAAGTATCTGATCGCGTTGCCGCGCCATTGATGTTTTGGGTATGTGCATGCAGCGCGCTACGAATCTGAGACTTAGCCGCACGAAATAAAGCATGTAGATGACCCATGCGTCGTCGTCTGGGAGTCGATCTAGTTCCAGACGGATAGCGAACTCCAGCCGTTCCCTGCGTTCCCAGTCGTCGGCGTGGGACGAGTTGGGGGGTTCCTCCATCAGGACCCCCAGTATTGATTCGCCGTTGTCGGTGACGAACTCGGGTCGCCCTGCGTCCATTTGTGCTGCGACCCAATGTAAGGCTGCGGGGTCGTATGCCGATGTGCGCCTGTCGTAGACCTCTAAGCGATCTGGGTTTCGGTCGCCCCATGAGTAATTGCCTACTGCCACGGCAGCACCGATGGGGTGAAACGGAGGTACGGCTTACGCCCCTCCGAATAGGCTCCCAACGATGCTTTCTCGGACCCAGCGATGCGCATCAACTCATCCACGGGGATGGTGCACCATTGTTCGCGGTCGCGGGACCAGATGAACAGGTGCACAGGTAACAGCGTTTGCCAGAAGGCGAGCGCTGTCAGTTTCTCTATTTTGACTTTCAACCCGTTGCGGCCAATGCCTTGGCATTCAACGAACCTGTCTATTTGCATGTAGTCGGGGATGTTGCGCAACGCCAACGGCAGCGTTGCGAATGCTGCACCCCACGGCGGCAGGTTGAATCCCATCCGAACCCAGTCGTCGTGAGTTTCCTCAAACTTGGTTTCGGCTTCTTCACCCATCATCGCCATGCGTGTCGGCCAAGGCAGATCGGAGAACGCCATATCAGGCTTTCCTCCCCGTGATCTTCATTACTTGACGGTCATTTGGGAACGCTGCATCTTCGCCCTGAAGGCCGTCGAGTAAACTTTTGAAATAGTTGTCGATGTCGCCTGTCAACGAGGTGGTTGTGTCGTCAGCCAGTTCCTTCACGTACACGTTGATTCGGTCTTTATGAAAGGTCGCTGATACGGACACGGGGCCAGTGAATGTCGGTCCACCTGATTCGATCCATGCCTGTTGTACGGCATCCTCAAAGATGTGGGCAGCGGCGGGCGTGTATGCCCGCCCGCGCTTAGAGAACCGTGGCCTCGGCTTCGCTTTCGGCTTGAGCCGAATGATTACGCGATGTGATTTCACTGGGTGTTGGCATCCATCTCTCCCAGTTGAGGTTGGCTGTACACGGCGCGGGCGTGACTCACTAGGTCACGGATTCTTCGTGCGCCGTCTGCGCGGTGTGTGAACTTGCCTCCATGACGATTGTCCAGTTCCGCTACAAGGATTTCTATGCTGTTGTTGTCGTACTCCTGTCTGAATAATTCGCACGCAAATGTGTGCAGCATTTGGGATCGGTCGTAAACAATTTTGTCGCCGCGTTGAACTGCCTTGGGGCCGAACTCCCAAATGTGGGCTGCTAGTCCTGTTAGTTCGGAGTCGTGGCGCGACTTTTGCAGGCGTTGCCGTGTTGGTCGTTGCGGTTCGGGGGGTTTGGGTGGCACCCAGTGCCTCGCTGTTTCTCTGAGTGCTTCGGCGCTGCCTAGATTCTCCAGTGCGGTGTTGACGAACTCATCTAGCGGGTATTCGCCCATTGTTGGGGTCACCATGACTTGGCGGCCAGCGGGGCGTACTCGCGGGTAGGGCAACCTGAGGCCGTTGCCCCACCCGCCTGCCGTTGTGGTTTGTTTCGGATACACCTCGGTCGTGGGTGCATCAACGATCTGGCAAGCCGCCAGCATCGCTGTGCGCATCTGCTCGGCTGGCATCCAATCTTCAATGAATACCCATAGGTGCACGCCTTTGGATCGGCTGAGTTCTATCCACGATGAGATTTCCAGTTCGTGTAGGACGGCTGACACGTTCAGGGCGTGAATCATTGAATCGTGGTCGCCGATGTCCCAGTCGATGGCTCCCCAGTGCACCATGTCGCCTGTGTCGGTGGGTCGAATCGGGTACACGCCGATGGGGACGGCTCCGTCTAGGTGCCGTTCAACGGCGGCTTCTAACGATGAGCCTGTTGCGTCTACGGGTTGGTCGTCTATTTTCCACGGTCGGAATACGCCGTCTAGGTCGCGGGCGAGTCTGCCACCTGCGAATAGTTGAGCGAACCGTGCGGTAATCATTAGAACGATCCAGCCGCCATCCAGTACACGGCTACTACCCCCGCAGCAGCAACGATGGCGATCACTGCCATTAGAAGTTGCCCCATTCGCGGTCCTCGTAGTCATCGACTGTGGGTTCACGGATCTGACCGCAATTCGGATCCATAATCATTTCGGCATCACGGCACCGATATGGGGGGCGCTTGTTTTTACACAAGTTCAGTTGAATCACGTTTTCCAAGGTGGCTTTTTCGCGGTCAGAAATGTTTGCAGCATCCTTGGGGCGATAGCACTCCAGCACGGCAACTGATTCGGCTTCGCCGCCGAATCTGCCACCGTGGATCCCAGCAGGTCCACCTCGGTCACCTGCGCCTCGGCCCGTCTGATGCAGCACAATTAGCGGTACATCAGCGTCCTTGGCGAACCTCTTTGCTGATTGGGCTTTCCCTGCGACACCGTTTGCGTCGGCATCACCAACCATTAGTTCCAGAAAGTCCAGCACACAGGCCGATGGCGGCCGCCCCCAGTATTGTTCGGCTTCGTGGATGCCTCTGAGCATGGATGCAAACGTCAATGATTGGTCGTTGATTAGCACACGGTCCAATAGGCCACCTGCGACGTTGCGGAGTTCACGTTCCGCTGCTGTGGATCCTTCGCGCAGTGCTTCTTCCATGTCGGCGGCGTTGCGGCCCATTGCGATGCATGCAAGTTTCTGCACGACAAGTTCGCGTGGCTCATCGGGGCTGTAGAACACGCATGTGAAGTCCGCTGACCTTTTCAGGTTGTGGACCATCATGTTGTATGCGACTGTGGACTTGCCTTGGTGGGAACGCCCTGTCAGTAGGAACATGTCCCCGCGATCCAGCCCTGATGGGAAGCACAGGTCGATTGGCTTGAAGCCTGTTTGGAATGCTGTGTCACTGTTCAGATAGTGCACGTAGTCATCCACGGCCGATGAGGTCGGCGTGAAGTATTCCATTGGCTTTGTCGGCACAGTGGGGGCGGCTCCAGCGTCGGACTGGGAGTTATCCGATGTGGAGGGCTGAAGCCGCCCCTTGATCTGTTCCGCACTCAAAAGTTGAGCGGACATGGTGGTGGTCGCCTAGTTGGCGAATGACCCCACATGGTCGTAAATGATTGCGCCTGAGTCGTCAACGAAATGATTGCGAATGTCCTCAGGGCAGTCACCGAAAAACAACTTCGTGTCTGTTTTCTTGTGCTTGAAGTACGGGGCCTTCGGGGACCATGCACCCGACTCGATGCGGTCACGGTTGTCGAAATACTCCGACTTCGGATCATCGACCTCAATCAGATGGACCCACAGCGCGGTTGCTTCTGAGTTGGTGCGTCCCTTGCGGGGCGGTGTGGATGGTCGGCTGGGTGCGCTACGGGGCGCAGCAGCCTTCGCTGGTGCTGTGGCCTTCGGACGACCACTAGGTTCGGGAACGCTGCTTTTCAGCAACCTCATTACACGACCGTCGTCGTCGTGTGACCACTCCACGCCTGCCTCTGTGTACGCCTGCGCCTTGACCATGCGGCCCAGTTCCTCGGCCTCCTGTACCAGTTCAGGCTGGCTCAGGGTCGGGTCCACGACCTGCGAGATGGAGAGGCGGTATTCCTCGTTCTCGTAGTTGCCTGTGGACAACTTGGTGGCGAATGTTACGTTGATAACACTCTGCTGTTGCTCTGTCATTGGATCTCCTAATCTTTGTGGTAGTTGTCGGACAGATCTATGGGGTGGCCGTGGGCGCGGCGCACAATCGCGGGGTTGCGGGCAGCCCATGCCGTGACGGCCTTGCGAGTCGTCTCTGATGGAGACTCCAACCCAACTCTCAGCAACAGCCGTACAGCCGCTCTAAGACGGATTGTTTCAACAGGCCCCATCGTGATGATGTCGTCGCCGCGATATTCGTAGTGGTCGTAGGATCGACCGAACAGATCGGGTCTGCGTTCCCACAGCCGACGCATGTTGTATGGCTGCGCCATCAGTCCCCGTCCTTCATCTTGTCGTAAGCGGCATCGGATGCGTCCATGTCGTCAGCGAACCCGTCGGGGTACTCGTCGTCCCAGTTGTCATCTGGGGCTTGCAACCACCGTTCCCGCAATTGGTGAATGGTGCGATCCTCGGGGCCTACCACGGCTCCCCCTTCGGGTAGAACTGGCCTCGGCAGGTGTCCCATGCCGTGCACCACTTGGGTGAGCAGTACCATGAGTTCCATGCTTGCGGCCACACCTTCAAGGGTGCGGCCACCAGATCAGCCAATGCCCTGCACTTGTCTCTCAGGGCAGCCCAGTCGGCTTCGTCGCGGGTGATGTGAACCCAGTGGACATCGCCGTTGCACAACATGCAGAGGTCGAACTTCTTGGGCGACCAGTCGCCTGTCTCAGACGCGACTGCGTAGGAATAAACCGTTGATTGGTTGTCCCAGCGTTGTTTCTCCCATCGGGCGTATGGCTTCGATGGGTTCTTCCAATCAATGATTCGATCTGATTGAACCCAATCCATTGTTCCCGTCAACCAAATGCGACGTTCCTCATCTTCATCTAGCAGTACACGGAACGGACCTTCAACAGAGGTGGGTACTTCCAGATTGGGGAGGACCTCCCAATACCATGCTTCAAAGTTCAGTCGGGTAATGGCTTCGACCTTGAAGCGGTCATCTCGCCATACCTCCACGGCTGCGAACTCTGCCTCCATGCATTCTTCAAGTTGCGTGTCGGCTATATCAATCGGGGTCGCTTCCCCGTGGACCAGCATGTCGTTGCCAACCAGTTCAATCGCTGCATGAACAGCGTTCCCGCGTGCCATGTCAGACGTTGTTGGCTCAATGATTGGGGCGCGGTATCTGCGCCTCGTCGCCTCAAGGCACTTGTCGGCCATCTCAAGGTCTGATTGTCTGAATGAAATATCAATCTTCACTGTCTACCCTGCCTTATCGGCCCTGTGGAGCCACTGGTAGAACCGCATCTTCGGCACATGCACTCCGTCTACAACTATCTCGGCAGCGTCGCCGTGACCAGACAATTTCGCAGCGCGTGAATCAATCAGTTCGTTCCACACGGTGGCCTTCACGGGTTGACGGCCTTCACGTAAAGCGTTGCGGCGTTCGTCAGCCCACAGTGCCACTGCCTCATCTCGGACTCGGTGGTCAGCATCTGTATGCCCCTGATCGGTGACACCACGATCCCGTTCGGGGCCGTCGGCGCTGCGACGGCGCGCCCACCGCTCCACCCACGACGACATATCGACCGCTACATCGCAATGCGCATAGTCGCGGGCAAGGTGCGCATACGACACAACAGGGTCCGTGAGCAGCCTTTCATCAATCTCTCTAACGGCAGCCACCTGAACAGGCAACGTGACGTTGCCCTCCGTGGCATCACGCAACAGCGTTTCCAACGGCACCCCGAACAGGCAATGATGCGTCAACGCATCCAACGAAACACCAGCCGCAAGGCCGACGTTCAAGGCTTTGACTCGGCGCACAGCAGCCGACCCGCCAGCCAAATGGGTGTGGCCCCATTCCTCGGCGCTCAGGCTTTCCTGTCTCCACAGCCTGTATTCGTCCGCTGCGTCCACTAACTCTTGGGCCGTCACTCCACCTCGCAGAGACTGCTCGGCTCGTTCGGCCCGTTCGATCAGCGAGTGGTAGTGGGTGAGAACGGAAACATCCAGAACGCCGTCGTTTGCTGCGACCAGCAAAGCCAGTTCTGCGGGGAGTTTCACCTGTCGGTTCTCGTTCCTGTGTCTGTGTTCGGTTTTGGGCAGAAGCCCACCTTGAGCGGTACATCCAAGCCCTAGGGCTGATTCCAGCCGACCTTTGGAGGCTGGGATCTGTGCCTCGTCCTGAGGCTCCTAGGTATTATGCGCAGCCACAAAAACGGGATGTCAAGTGAGTCCCGTGTAGTTTCATGCAGGCTTGTACCGCAACAATCAGGGGGTTGTGACAGAA